GTATTCCTCCTCGGACAGCTTGACCTTGAGAGCGGCCATTGTTTCCTGGGCATTGGCTACGGCGGATGCATCGCTTTTGTTCTTTCGTGCCGCCCATTCCCTAGCCGCCTGCACTACCAATCCCTCAGTGATGCGTTCGATCATTCGAATTTCCTCTATGCATTGATCAGATGCTTAACCATAGACCAGTAGTTCTGAATGAGTGGAAAGACCGATGAAGCGGCGCTGTCCGCTTGGCTGGTTCAATAATGTTGATTTCTCCAATGGTGAAATGAATGGACGCTAAATTGCTGGAGTTCAAGCGGGAGGACTGGCGCGACGCCGCCAAAACCCTGCGCAAGATTGCTGATGATCTCGATGCAGGTGTGCATCCGGATTGTTCTGTAGGTGCCCTGACCCTGATCGGCCCCAAAGGCCAAGTCACCGTGTTCGGGCTTGGGCCTAAGTGTGACGACCTGCAGTGCCTGGGTGCCATGCGCCTGGGTGAGCAGACGCTGATTGATGTGCTGCTGGATGGTGGGGAAGGGTAGGTGTGCCGCAGGTGAGTGCGGCACGGATGGATCAATCGCGGTACGTTTCGACTCTCTGCGGCATAGCAGGGAACCACAGCCATTCGCCGTCCTGCATCGGGGCATTGAAGTTGCGCTTCACCTCGAACACACGATCATCCCCATTGGTACCGGTTACCGACAGGATGTGCGCCGATTGCCAGCCCTTGAATTGTTCGGTCTTCAGGCCAAGCCAGCCTGCGCGGAGCACGACCGCGCTGGTATTGTCTGCGCCGGTGTAAATGGTCCGCTCTCCAGGGTTAAAGGTGAATGGAATACCGGTCAATCGAACCGATTCATCATTGTCCGTATAGACCTCAATGTCCGCAGTAATTAATCCCACGATGCTGCTCCTTGCGTTTAGTTGACCGCCACCAATACCGGCAACAAGCCACCATTTCAAGCCCGGGGTGTCCCATGGACAGGCCATACCCTCCAGCGTCACTGATTGAGCTGTCCGAACTATCCGACTACGGCATCCGCCTGACTCCAGCGCCCGAGGTGTGGGAATGGCTCCAATCTGAAATCCTTGCCGGCACCGGCAGCATTCACAACGAAGACCATGCCCATCTACTGGATGCAGACATCCGAGTGATGTGGGCGTCTTCGAGCTTCGAGAAACAGGGCCGCACAGTTTTGGGCCAGGCCGAACAGGTAGCGTTCCGTGCTGGAGGTTGGCAGAAGGCTCGGATGGAGCAACAGATGCGTGACTGGTTCGGCGATGTGCCGGCTTTCATCATCACCCTAGCTGCCGATTACTGCTCAACGTGCAGCGACGCTGACTTCTGTGCCCTGGTCGAGCATGAGCTCTACCACATCGCCCAGGCGACCGATAAGTACGGCCAGCCAGCCTTCACCGAAGAAGGCGCTCCCAAGCTGAAGCTGCGCGGACACGACGTCGAAGAGTTCGTCGGTGTGGTCCGCCGCTACGGTGCTAGCCCTGACGTCCAAGCGTTGGTGGATGCTGCAAACAGTCCTGCCGAGGTAGGGAAATTGAACATATCGAGGGCCTGCGGAACCTGTCTGCTCAAGTCGGCCTGATTCTGGACAGGCATTGGACGGATGAGAATTTATGGCTGCCCTTCAAAATGACGTGAAGGCCTTTATCGTTCAGGCCCTGGCGTGCTTCGACACGCCGTCACAGGTTGTTGAGGCTGTCCAGAAAGAATATGGGGTGTCGATCACCCGCCAGCAGGTTGAAACACACGATCCCACGAAGACCTCAGGGAAGTGCCTGGCAAAGCGCTGGGTGACGATGTTCGAAGACACTCGGAAGCGATTCCGCGAAGAGACAGCTGATATTCCTATCGCCAATCGTGCGTTCCGCCTGCGCGCCATGAACCGCTTCGTGGAAAGGGCTGAGACGATGAAGAACATCGGCCTCGCCATGCAAATTCTGGAACAGGCTGCGAAAGAAACCGGCGACATGTACGTCAACCGCAACCGGAAGGAAGAGCCTGACGACGAGCCGGCAATCCCGACCCGCATTCAGGTCGATGTAGTGGATGCGAGGAAGCCGAATGCCGAGCCTTAACGTTCCGCAGGCTCACTTCCTCACGCTGCCTCACAAATTTCGCGCATTCGTTGCAGGGTTCGGCTCAGGCAAGACCTGGGTGGGATGCTCGGCGCTGTGCAAGCACTTCATGGAGTGGCCGGGCGTCAACGCTGGGTACTTCGCGCCGACTTACCCGCAGATCCGGGACATCTTCTATCCAACAGTGGAAGAGGTGGCCTATGACTGGGGGCTGAAGACCAAGATCAACCAAGCGAACCATGAGGTTCACATCTACAGCGGCCGGCAGTATCGCGGCACGGTGATTTGCCGGTCGATGGAGAAGCCGCAGACGATTGTTGGCTTCAAGATTGGCCACGCCCTGGTGGATGAGCTGGACGTGCTGACGTCGATCAAGGCGCAGCAGGCCTGGCGAAAGATCATTGCCCGGATGCGTTACAACCTGCCCGGGCTGAAGAACGGCGTCGACGTAACCACGACGCCGGAAGGCTTCAAGTTCGTCTTCTTGCAGTTCGTGAAACAACTCCGCGATAAGCCGAAGCTGAATGAGATGTACGGCCTGGTGCAGGCCAGCACGTTTGACAACGAACTGAACCTGCCAAGCGACTACATCGAATCGCTGATGGAGTCGTATCCGCCGCAGCTGATCCTCGCTTACCTGAACGGCCAGTTCGTCAACCTGACGTCCGGCTCGATCTACCACACGTACGACCGCAAGCTGAATCAGTGTTTCGACACTGTGCAGCCGGGTGAGCCCCTGTTCATCGGCATGGACTTCAACGTCGGCAAGATGGCGGCGGTCACTCACGTCAAACGGGATCAGGGTCTTCCTCGGGCAGTCGATGAGCTGATGGATGGCTACGACACGCCCGACATGATCCGCCGCATCAAAGAGCGCTACTGGCGCCATAACGGCAACGACTTTGAGAAGACCTGCGAAATCCGAATCTACCCGGATGCCTCCGGTGATTCACGCAAGTCGGTCAACGCCAGTCTCACCGATATAGCCATGCTCAAGCAGGCAGGCTTCGCAGTCATCGCGCCAGCGGCCAACCCGCCAGTGAAGGATCGGATCAACGCCATGAACGCCATGTTCTGCAATGCGCAGGGTGAGCGGCGTTACCTGGTCAACCCGTTCACATGCCCAACTTATGCCGACGGCCTTGAGCAACAGATCTGGGCGCCCAACGGCGAGCCAGACAAGAGTCAGGGCAACGACCACGCCAACGACGGCGGCGGTTACTTCATTCACCGCGAGTACCCGATTATCAAGCCGGTCACCGCTATCAAAATGGGATACGCCCGATGAGCAACGACGTCTCCTTCAAGCGGGCGGACTACATCGAAGCCCTGGAGCGCTGGGCAACCGTGCGCGATGTCTGCGCTGGCCAGCACCGGGTTGTTTCTCGGCTGCCGTACATCAACGCACACGACAAGTCGCCGTAAAACATCGACCGGAACAAGTCCTACCGCGAGCGGGCGGTGTTCAAAAACGCCACCGGCCACACACGCAATGGCTTGCTGGGCCTGGCCTTCCATAAAGACCCGACGCTCACCGCGCCGAAGAAGCTGGAGTACCTGCAGGACAACGCCAACGGCTCCGGGGTGAGCATCTACCAACACTCGCAAGGTACGCTGGAAAAGGTGCTTGAGGCGGGCCGCCACGGCCTATACGTCGATTACCACCAAGATGACGGTGCTGGTGGTCACTCAGTGATCCTGTCGTACTGCGCCGAGGACATCATCAACTGGCGCACCGGCATGGTGAACGGCCACAACGTGCTGACGTTGGTCGTGCTGCGTGAGATGCCGGAGGTTGAGGACGGCTTCGGATTCAAGGTGGTCGAGCAGTTTCGTGAGCTTGCGCTTGAGCCTGAAGGTTTTGTCTGCCGAGTTTGGCGTCGCTCTGGTCCGAGAGGTGGTGGCCCACTTGAGGTCACGGACACATTTATTCCGGAGGGCATTACCGGGCGCCTCAAAGAAATCCCGTTCACATTCGTCGGTGCACAGAACAACGATCCAACAATCGACGAGTCACCGCTGTACGACATCGCAATGATCAACCTGGGGCATTACCGCAACAGCGCTGACTACGAAGACAGCGTCTTCTGGTGCGGTCAGGCTCAGCCATGGATATCCGGCCTGGATGAGCAGTGGCGCGACCATATGGAGAAAAACGGCGTTTACGTCGGCTCCCGGGCGCCAATGCTGCTTCCCGCAGGCGGCGCCTTCGGTTATGCGCAGCCATCGCCGAACACCCTGGTCAAAGAGGCAATGGCCGACAAGAATCAGATGATGATCGAGCTGGGCGCCCGCATGGTAGTTGCGTCTCTGTCGGCCAAGACTGCTACCGAGTCCCGCGGCGATCAATCTGCATCGACGTCCGTACTGGCTGGTTGCGTGGCAAACGTCAGCGAGGCATACACCCGATCGATCATGTGGTGCGGCCAGTACATGGGCGTCAGTGACAAGGTCGCTTACCAGGTTAATCAGGAGTTCGTCGAACTGACGGCAGATCCGCAGATGATCACGGCCTTGGTTGGCCTGTGGCAGAACGGCGGATTTGCGAAGGCTGACTTGCGGGCTTATTTGCGCAAGCTGGGCTTGATTGCCCCGGAGCGCACAGACCTGCAGATCGATGGCGAGCTTCTTGAGCAGAGCGACGGCCTAGGCCTGGACGACGAGGTAACACCAAATGGCGGCAAACCAAGCAATCCTTGACGCCACGATCCGGCACGCGGTCTTTCTCGAAAAGTTGAAGGCAGGGGAGGTTGGCAAGTTTGCACCTTTCCTCAAGGAGATTGACCGCTCGATTCGCGACAGGCTCACCCAATCGGACCTGACCGAGTACAACGTCAAGCGTCTGGAGGCGCTGCTGAAGGAAGTCGACAGCCTGCTGCTGGGCATCTTCGACCGCTACAGCGTGCAGTTGAACCTCGATCTGATCGACATTGCCAACTACGAAGCGGAGTTCGAGGCGACGAGCTTGGCCAGGTCTGCGCCGGTCGGTGTGTCTCTGGATGTGGCGGCGCCGACGGCGGCGGCCATCAGGGCGGCAGTACTAACGAATCCACTCAGCGTGCGTGGCACCGGTGGTGGGAAGCTGCTGAAGTCGTTCATCAAGGGCTGGACCTCCGCTGAGCGGGAGCGCGTCACCGGCACGATCCGGCAAGGCTTCTTCGAAGGGCAGACGAACTTCCAAGTCATCCGCAACATTCGCGGGACCAAGGCGGCGGGGTACAAAGACGGCGTCCTGGCTACGACCAATCGCAACGCCAGCACGGTCGTGCACACTGCGATTCAGCATGTGTCGTCACAGGCTCGCATGGAAGTGGCCAAGGCCAATACGGATATCGTGGCCGAGATTGAAATGGTGGCCACTCTGGACAGCAAGACCAGCCAGCAATGTCGCTCGATGGATAAACGCCGGTTTCCGGTCGATTCCGGCCCACGGCCGCCGTTTCACCCGAACTGCCGCACTACGTTCATCCTGCGGACAAAGCTCAGCGAGATGTTCGCAAAGGGCGCTACCCGGGCCTCGGTGGGGGCTGATGGAGCAGGGCAGGTCAGTGCAAGCCTGGATTACTACCACTGGCTTCAGCAGCAGCCGGCAGCGTTCCAGGACGTAGCTTTAGGGCCTGTGCGGGCCAAACTGTTCCGCGAGGGCGGGTTGACCGTGGAGCGCTTCGCCGAGCTGCAGCTTGATCGCAATTTCGCGCCGTTGAATTTGGTACAGATGAAGGCACTTGAGCCGCTGGCCTTCGGGCGGGCAGGGATCTAGCCAGCATTGCCATTCTGGCAATTTTGGCGCTTTTGTTCGAACTGGTTCATCAATTCATAAAATCTGCCTGGCCAATTACCCATCGCAGTCATGGCATTTGCGATGGCTCTTTTTTGTAACTCTTCTGTATCAGCAACAAGTGCGCCCCTTACGACATTCGCCACCTGCAACGCCGGCAACCCGAGCTCGGGAGGGGTGTAGGCAGTAAATGCAAAAGCACTTTTGATAACGGGTTCAGATGCTTGGTGGAAACCTTCGTCAGTTAGTTTGAGGTCGGATGTTCTGCCAACCATTTCTCCAATGCTCATTAAAAAGACCTCTGCCTTTTCACGAATCTTCGCTTCCTGCAGGTCAAGTCTCTGAACGCAAGCGGTTGCCTCGGTTTGCCTAACGGATTGGTGAACGCCATACCAGGTTAGCGCTGAGCTGATGATTGCTGCAGTGGCAGCGATACCAGCTACAGATAAGTCACTGTAACGATGTTTTTGCGGTGAGGCTCTGTTCACTGGTCATTCCCTTGCAGCCAGCTTATTGGTGCGCGGACTTTACCCAAACAACACTCATCTCGCTCGTCAAAAAGCGAGATTTTTTTATGCCTGCAAAGCGGGCGAACCAAGCCCAAGGGGTGCATCAACGTGGCAGAAGAAAACGAAATCGACCTGGAAAACCCGGCAATCAAGGCCGCTATCGCGACTGCCGTTGAAGCATCCGTCTCGGGTTTGAAAACCAAAAACACGGAGCTACTGGGCAAGCTGAAAGACACCACCGGCAAGCTGACCCAGCTCGAAACCCAGTTCGAAGGCATCGACATCGACGCGGTCAAAGGGCTGTTGAGTCGGGCCGGCCAAGACGAAGAAACCAAGCTGCTCACAGAGGGCAAGGTAGACGAGGTCTTCAACCGCCGAACCGAACGCTTGCGCGCTGATACCGACAAGCAACTGAAGGCAATCACCACGCGCGCCGAGAAGGCTGAAGCCTTCGCCGCCAAGTTCCAGGGCAAAGTCCTGAGCGACTCGGTGCGCGGCGCAGCTCTGAAAGCTGGCGCACTGCCGGAAGCAACCGACGACATCATCCTGCGCGCCAAAGGCGTGTTCTCTTTGAACGAAGAGGGCGAAGCGGTCGCTGTTGACGAGAATGGCCAAACCATCCTCGGCAAAGACGGCAAAACCCCTCTGACTCCGCTTGAATGGGCGGAATCCCTGCGCGAAAGCGCACCTCACCTGTGGCCAAGGGCTTCAGGCACACAAGCCCCGGGCGGGGGTGGCGGCCAGGCTGCATTCAAGCGCTCCGAAATGACCTCCGAGCAGAAGCGCGACTTCCAGCGCAAGCACGGCCAAACCGCATATCTCGCATTGCCCAAGTAAGGGGATCGACCCATGGCTACAACCGTTAATAGCGACCTGATCATCTACAACGATGAGGCGCAAACCGCATACCTGGAGCGCGTCCAAGACAACCTGGATGTGTTCAACGCTTCCTCCAACGGCGCAATGGTGCTGGACAATGAGCTGATCGAAGGCGACTTCCGCAAGCGCGCCCTCTACAAGCTGAACGGCTCTCTGGAACACCGCGACGTCAACTCTGACGGCAAAGTAACCGCCAAGAAGATCACCGCCGGTGAAGCTGTCGGCGTCAAGGCTCCCTGGAAGTACGGCCCGTACCAGACAACCGAAGAGGCGTTCAAGCGCCGCGGTCGACCGGTCGAGGAGTTCTCCCAGATCGTTGGTGCTGACGTTGCCGACGCAACCCTGGAAGGCTTCATCCAGTATGCGACCGCCGGCCTGCGCGCCGCCATCGGCTCCAACGCTGACATGGTGGTCTCGGCTAACATCGAGACCGATGGCAAAAAGACGCTGACTCGCGGTATGCGCAAATTCGGCGACAAGTTTGGCCGTATCGCACTGTGGGTCATGCACTCCAGCGCCTACTTCGACATCGTGGACGAGGCGATCACCAACAAGATCTACGAAGAAGCCGGTGTTGTGATCTACGGCGGCCTGCCGGGCACCCTTGGTAAGCCTGTATTGGTAACTGACACCGCGCCGGCGGACGTGATCTTCGGCTTGTTGCCAAACGCCGTGACCATTACCGAGTCGCAGGCCCCAGGCTTCCGTTCGTACGAAGTGAACGACGAGGAGAATCTGAGCATCGGTTACCGCGCTGAAGGCACCGTGAACATCGATGTGCTGGGTTACAGCTGGAAGGCTACCACTGGCGGTTCTAATCCGACCCTGGCTGCCGTTGGCTCTGCTGCCAACTGGGTTAAGCATGCCGGCAGCAACAAGGTTACCGCTGGCGTCATGATTCAGCTGACGACTACCCCTCCACTGGAAGGCTAATAACCCTTCAATCCACCGCGCGGCCAGCAATGGCCGCCACGGAGAGCACCATGGAACTTACATACAGCAATCAGCTCAGCGGGTTTGACCCGGGAAAGCGATATCGCAACCCTGAGCACTTCGATAAGCCAGAGGCTGGCGTGACCAGTGTTTTGGTGATCGGCGACTGGCCGGGTGTGGTGGCGGCATATGAGGCTGTCGGCATCGACGTATCAGTGAAAGACGTTGCGCGGGTGCTGGTTGTCGGCGGCGGCAGTCATAGCGAACTGGAAAGCCTGATTTGCAAACTGCGCGCTGAAAGCGACACCATTCGCGTTTTGGTCGACGGCCTGGAAGCTGACGAAGTTGAGCGGCCGGAGGCGGGCGAACTGGCAATCCGACTGTTTCATGCCCTCGACGGCATTCGCCTACAGACGGCCGATCTGGTCGGTGTGCGTGACGATCTTGCAGCGGAAAACGAGAAGCTGCGAAACGAGCTCGCAGAGCTGAAGTCGGGCGAAGGCCTGGAAGTCGAAGCTCTGAAGGTTCAGCTTGATGCCGCTGGCGTGACCTACCGCGCCAATGCCTCGAAAGAATCCTTGGAAAAGCTCGTCGCTGATCTGCCCAAGGCGTGATACTGCTGGCTATCGGTAAAGCGATGGCCGATTTCTGAAACCCACTCCAGCGAGTTGATCCATGACACTCATCATCGAGGACGGCACCGGAAAGTCTGACGCGGAAAGCTACGCGAGCGCTGCTGACCTGGTCATGTACGCCGGCAAGTTCGGCGTGACCATTCCTGCGGACGAGCCAGCGCAAGAAGCACTGCTTCGCCGGTCCGCCTTGGCGATGGATGGCATGACATGGAAGGGGCGCAAGACGGATAGCGATCAGGCTCTGGCCTGGCCGCGCCGAGGGGTTGAGCTGGATTGTCAGATTAAGCCCGACAACTACCTGCCGGCTCGCATCCAGTACGGCCAGATGGCCTTGGCCGCTGAGATCCACACCGACGACATCGACCCAATCGACAAGCGAAAGGGTGCAATCACCCGTGAGCGCGTCGAGGGCGCAGTTGATCGCGAGTACGCAACGATTTCCAACACCAGCGGCAGGCTGTTGCCGGCGGCGCCGGATCGGCCGAGCGCCACACAGTTTGCAGATTATCTTCAGCGGCGAGGGTTGTTTGCTATACGAGCTTAATGATAGCGTTACGCCACCATAGGCGAGGAAGTGACACATGAGCATTAAGCTTGCACCAGAGCACGCAGAAGCGTGGGATTTGTACTTCTCAACCGCTGTCGCGTATACCGCCCCGCGAGCCGATAACAGCAGGAAAGCCGTTGAAACTGCGGCAGCACTGGCGGATCTGATGCTCGTGGAGCGACAAGCAAGAATCGACGCGCATAACGACTTTCTCCGCGGTTAATGCAAATGTAGCCCAGCCATCGCGCTGGGCTTTTCACATCTGGAGCCACCATGGCCTTCTACGACGAAATGGCCGTGATGGCTCTGGAGATGATCACAGAGTTCGGCCAGCCCGTGATCATCCGCGCGACCACCGCTGGTGAGTACGACCCAGAAACCGGTACCGCACCGACCGACACCGTCACCGAGCAGACCGCCCAAGGCATCCTGCTTGACTTCACCGGCCAAGAGTTCCAAAACAACAGCCTCATCAAGCAGGGCGATAAGAAGCTCAAGATCGCCGCGCAGGGGCTTGCGTGGGTACCGGATTTGTTGAACAAGGTCATCGTCCAGGGTCGCACGTGGTCGATCGTCCCACCGCTGAAAGAGATCAACCCAGCCGGTACGCCGATCCTGTACGAGCTGCAGGTGCGGTCGTGAGCAAGTACTCCGGCCTCAATGGCAGCTTCGCCGAGAACATCCACCAGTTTGCTGAACAGGTCAAGGCCGGGCTCGACGCTACGTTCCGAGAGATCGTGATCGAGATCGGCAGCAGCGTTATTCGCATGTCGCCGGTGGGTAACCCTGAAATCTGGGCGGCCAACGTCGCACATCGCCAGGCCAATACCGCGGCGGCTGATGCCTACGATTTCAAAGTCGCCGTGCGAAACACGGTCATCAACCTGACCGACAGCAACTTCACCAAGGCCGGCAAGCTGAAACGCGGCGTGAAGTACGCCAAGCCACTGACCAAGACTGAGCGCGACCAGAACTTCAACGTGAACGGCCTGGTGGCGGGCAAGGGTTACGTCGGCGGGCGGTTCCGCGGGAACTGGCAGTTCTCAATCGATACCCCGGCCGACGGCGTGCTCGACCAGATCGACCCCTCGGGCAATGTCTCCATTGCGGTGCTGAGGACACAGGTGCAGTCGCTGACCATTGGCCAGACGGTATACCTGGTGAACAACCTGCCTTATGCGGTGCCGCTTGAATACGGGCATTCGAAGCAGGCGCCCGGCGGAATGGTCCGAATCACCCTGGCCCACTTCCAACAGATAGTCGATGAAGCCATCAGGAACAATCAGGTATGAGCCACAACATCATCGCCTCGATCTACGAGGCCAAGCTGATCGCCTGGGCAAAGGCTTTGCCGGTGCCGTTGAGGGTCGTCGTCGAGAATGAGGCTTACGAGCCCGCCGATGGCGTCACCTACCTGCGAGCCTTTACGCTGCCGGGCGACACCGCAAGCAACACGCTCGGCGGCGACCACAAGCTATACACCGGCGTGTTTCAGGTCAGCATCGTGACGCCATCCGGTAAATACCGCGGGGCGGCCGGTGCGCTGGCCGACCAGATCGCCGCGCTGTTCCCGCTGTACGAGCGCAACACGAAGGGCGCGTTGACGGTGGTGACCATGACCCCTGTTGACCCTGGCCCCGGCATTCCCGACGACACCACCTTCACCGTGCCCGTGTCGTTCATGTACCGAGCCGACACCAACTAATCCGCCCATTGGGCAAACCCAGAACCCGCCATTGAGCGGGTTTTGTCATTTCTGAAAAGAGGAAACACCAATGGCCGTTTTTCTACCCAATGGCTCGACTGCCGCTATCGCTGCCTCGT